GATTTTTGTTGCTGATCAAGAACATTACAAACTGATTGGGCTTAGGGCAACCGTGGTCTCCCCAAAGACTGCGTGGACATCCTAATGGCTAGTGCTGAACAACTCTTAATCAGTAAGGTCATTCAAGATCAAGACATTTCTTACCCTCTAAAGCACGGTGTTAAATCTGACCACTTCACCAAGGAGTGGGGTTCTATTTGGACATGGGTTATTACCTACTGGAGAAATCATGGTTCAGTTCCGACTGAACGTGCTCTTAGTATGGAGTTTGGTGACATCAAAGTAATTGATGCAAAGCCAGAACCATTTAGTGCGTTAGTAGATGAGTTGTATTCAACGTATCGCCATAGGAATCTTGTTGAAGCAATGTCAGCAGCGATGCCTGCGATTAACGGTGGCGACACAACGGAGGCTTTTAAGTTACTTGCAGCAGGTATTCAAAAGGCTGGTGCAGATGTTGCACGTCTTCGTGACGTTAACCTTATTGAAACATGGGAAGCACGTATTGAAAAATACGATGAACTTCGAAAGATGCCAAACTCGTTGCGTGGTATTCCTACTGGAATTCAAGGTCTTGATCGGATTACTTCAGGTCTTCGCCCTCAACAATTAATTACCTTTGTTGGTGAAGCAAAGAAGGGTAAGTCATTGATGACATTGATGATGGCTAATGCTGCTCACCTTCACGGTAAGCGACCGTTGTTTGTTTCATTTGAAATGTCAGCCGAAGAACAAGCAGCACGTTACGATGCGATTGTTGCCAAGGTTCCGTACAGCAACATCTTGCGAGCAAACCTTTCTGACCAGGAGTTTGAAAAGGTTCGTAACACTCTACGTATGCGTAAGAACATGCACCCATTTGTTATTACTGAAGACACGTCATCACTTACTACTGTAAGTTCTCTTGCCGCAAAGTTACAGGAGTATAAGCCCGACATTCTTTTTGTTGACGGTGTTTACCTCATGGATGACGAGCAAGGGGAACAAAAGGGTTCTCCACAGGCGCTTACAAACATCACACGTGGTCTTAAGAGGCTTGCACAAACTGCTGACATTCCAATCGTTGGTACTACACAGGTGTTGTCTTGGAAACTTGGAAACAAGAAGTCACGCAAAGTAACTGTTGATTCAATTGGGTACACCTCATCATTCGCCCAAGACTCAGACCTTGTTCTTGCTGTTGAGTCTGATCCAGACATTGAGAACCAGGGAATCATTCGTGTAGTTATTGCACGTTCCGCCCCACAAGGAGAAATCCGAATTAACTGGGACTGGAACAACATGGACTTTACAGAGGTAGGAGAAGACGATGACGACAATGACAACGACAATGACAACTGGTATTACTGACGTTGCTGATGTCCTGACACGTCTAGGTGTCAAGGTTAAGCGAGTAGGTGAGAAAGAGATATCTGGTTGTTGCCCTGTGCATAAAGCACGTACGGGGAAAGAAGATAACTCACCATCATGGTCAATGAACGCTAGGACTGGTCTGTGGATTTGCTACTCATGTGGGTCACGTGGAACCCTGTCTGGTCTTGTTTCAGAACTTACAGGTGAGCCAGACAGCATTATTGCTGTTCATACTTTCCTTATCAATTCTGGAATGGAACGTTTAACTGCAACTCCTGTTGAGGAAAAGAAGCCAGAGGTTGATTGGCGAGTGTTTAGTTCATTTCCAGCACCTTCAGACCAATGGCTTTGGACACGTGGCATTGATCGTGCTTCTGCAAAGAAATATGGAATACGTTTTGACGAAAAGAAACAAGCGTGGATTTTGCCCATTGTTTCTTCCTTTGGGGAACTTCTTGGGTGGCAAGAGAAGCAACCACAGATGGTCCGTAACTACCCAATAGGAGTTAAGAAGTCTGAGACCCTATTTGGCCTTGACAAGATTCAACAAAAGATTGTAATGCTTGTTGAGTCTCCACTTGATGTTGCTCGTATAGACACGGTACTTGATGGTGTGAGCGCTGTTGCATCCTTTGGTTCCCATGTGAGTAAAACACAGATGAGGCTTTTATCTGAACATGCAGATGGTTTGATTATTGCAATGGATAATGATGAGGCTGGGATCGAGTCTGCAAAACGTATTACAAAACAAATACCATCGTTCAGGTATGGTGTAAAATATCTACACTACGCACACACGAACGCAAAAGACATCGGTGAAATGACACAAGACGAAATTATTACGGCAGTTAAGCAAGCATCAGTTTTCCAGTGGTGGCTGAATGTTTAAAGGAACCCTTTACCCTTTTCAAGAAGAAGCAACCGAGTTGATGGTTGACCGTGGTCAGATGTTATTGGCTTTAGTTATGGGTGCTGGTAAAACAGTAACCACTATTGCAGCATTAGAAAAGTTGTTTGCTTCAGACGAAATTAAAAAGGTAATTGTTGTAGTTCCTTCTGCATTGAAATACCAATGGTCAAGAGAAATAAAAAAGTTTACTGATTCAACTGTTTCTGTTATTGATGGTTCAGCAGTTAATCGTAAGAAATTGTGGCGTGAATCTTTGAGTGTCAAGTATGTTGTTGTCAACCCTGAGTCCTTAGTTAATGACTTGGCACATTTTGAAAAGCACAAGTTTGATGCAATTGTTCTTGACGAAGCAACAATGATTAAAACTCCAAGGGCTAAACGTTCCAGACTAATTAAACGGCTGGGTAAGAAATACCATTACAGGTTTGCATTGACTGGTCAACCTATTGAGAACAGGCCAGAGGAATTGTTTTCAATAATGGAATTTGTCGACCCAGCAGTCCTTGGAAAGTTTGAAGTATTTGATCGCACCTTCATTGTCCGTGATCATTTTGGTAAACCAAACAGGTACAGAAACCTTAAGTCTTTGCACGAGAGTATGAAAGAGGTAATGGTTCGTAAGACTCGTGAGGATATTCAAGATCAGTTACCTCAAGTAATTAACCACTTTATTCCAGTTCCTTTTGATTCGTCTGGCGCTGCTATCTATAAGAAACTTGCAAGTGACTTGCTTGCGTCAATACAAAAAGCAATTACTCAACACGGTCGCAGTTTTGATCTTTGGGCGCACTACTACGGTAGTAACTCAAACATGGAAGCACAAGGTGAGATCATGTCTAAGTTGACCACGTTGCGTATGTTTTGTGACAATCCTGAGTTGGTAAAGATTTCTGCTGAAATGTATTTAGACGACCACAATGACCAGGGGAGCAAGCATGCTTCTCAAATAGTTGCTCAAGGGGTAATACCCGATAACTTTAATACCCCCAAGTTAGATGCTGTTCTTCAGTACATCGAGGATGTTTTAAACGAAGACCCAAAGAATAAGGTTGTATTGTTTTCGTTTTTCAAAAACAACTTACGACTAATTCAAAACGCAACAAAGCATTTGACTACCAGCGTTTTGTTTATGGGTGGTATGGATATGATGAGCAGGGATAAAGCCAAGCAACAGTTTGCTACAGACCCCAACACCCGTCTATTTTTGTCATCGGATGCTGGTGGGTACGGGGTGGACTTACCAGTGGCTAACTACTTAATTTCCTATGACCTACCGTGGAGTGCTGGAAAACTTGACCAAAGAGAAGCCCGAATTATCAGGTTGTCATCTGAGTTTCCGCACGTTAACATAGTCTCATTCGTAATGAAGGGGAGTATTGAAGAGAGGCAATACGAAATGTTGCAAGAGAAAAGGAACATCAACAAAGCGTTTGTTGATGGTGGTCACGACCACAAGGGAAACTTTCAATTGAACTTAGGCGCACTGTCTTCGTTCTTAACAAACAGCGAGGTATAACATGGCAAAGATTGTAAGAGAAACACCAACATCAGAATTTGATGAAGCGTACACAAGGCGAGTGGTTGAGGACTATAAGAACCACAAGTCCATGCTTGAGCAGACACAGAAGCGAGCAGATGCGCTTAAAGCAGAACTTACCGAGATGCTGGTTGCTTACGGTAACCCAGATGAAAAGGGAAACATTTGGATTGACTTGGGAGATGTAGAACTCAAGCGTGAGCGCCGTGTTTCCAAATCATTTAACTCCAGTGCTGCTGAAGCGTGGGCAAAAGAAAATGGTCATTGGGACACCGTTAAAGAAGTTGTTGAAGTACTTAGTGAGGACAAGTTACTTGGCCTTGCTTGGAACAGCGAAGACATTCAAGAAAAAGTCAAGACGTTTTATGTTGAGAAAGAAACATGGGCGTTGAAGGCTTAAGTGATTTCTTAGGAGATCTTCCTAATTATCCAGGAAAGAAGCCGCCCAAGAACAGGGCTAATTCTAAAAAAGATAAGGAAGAAGACCCCTTTGAATTTCTTCACGCAACGTACTACCAAGTGCGTGGGGAAAAGACCGCCTTCTATACAGTTGGTCAGGTCGCTAAAGTGCTAGGTAGGAGGACAGATACGATACGTCAATGGGAAAACAAGGGATTAATTCCTACCCCAAGGTTTCGTACTGCCCCTCCTGAAGGAGATCAAATTCCTGGAAAACCTGCAAAAGGGCGTAGGCTTTACAGCCGAAGTCAGGTAGAGTTGTTGATCTACTCAGTTAAACATTTTGGACTCGAAGGTAATGGTCGAGAAAAAGGTGCAGATTGGGTAGGCTTCAAAAAATATATACAAACACACTGGTCAAACTAAACACACGAAAGAGTAAGGTACAGCATGTCAAACCGATATGACGAATTTGAAGATGACGAGCAAGAAATTGCTTCTCCTCAGAAAACAGAAATCACAGCAAAGCAAACAGATGCAACTGAAGCACCTACAGCACGAGCAATTAAGCGTGGTTGGGGTGCAGCAGATCGTGTCCAAGAAGCAGCATCACCGTATGCACAACGCTTCAAGGTAACTGAAGATACACAAGTAATCAAGTTCCTTGAAGACGAGCCATACGCATCGTTCCGCACACACTGGATTGATGGTCGCCAAGGCCAAAAGTCGTTTGTTTGCTTGCATGAAGACCCAAACGGTTGCCCACTGTGTGATGCAGGTAATCGCCCAAGTACAAAGTTTGCATTCAACATTGCAATTCTTAGCAATGATGAAGAGCCACTGGTTAAGTCCTTTGAAGTTGGTGTTCGTTTGATTGACCAACTGAAGAACTTCCATCTTGACCCACGTCAAGGACCTCTGTCCAAGAATTACTGGGCAGTGTCTAAGACTGGTAAGGGCGCACAAACACAAACCATCTTGCAGATGGTACGTGAGCGTGACCTTGAGGAATGGAATTTGACAGCGTTCAATGAGGACAACATGAAGTTCCTGATGAACAACGTTTATGATCCAAGCATCATCAAGATTCCTACACGCACTGAGTTGCTAGAAGTAGCAACAGAATTACTTGACGCTCAATAGTCATCATGCAACAGACGGTACACACCGTTGAAGAGTTGCAAGAAATTGTTGAGGTAGTTACAAAGGCAGGGGAGTTTGCCTTTGACATTGAGTCCCGTGGGGTTATTGAGCGCCATGATGACATCAATACACTTTTTTTAAAAGAGTGTAAAGATCACATCGCAACGCTTAAGAACCCTGCGGATTCAATTGTTGCATCATCAACAGAAGCAATTCGCCAACGCTATCTCAAAGAACTAGCACTAGATCCGTTACGCAATGAAGTCTTTTGGATTGGTATTGCCACCTACGGTCGCTCATGGGCTATACCTATGGGCCATTTACTTGGTGAAATAATTGTTCCTGAAGAACGTGGTGATGGTACGACAATTCCACCAGAGGGGTATCGTAAGATAACCGCAAATGGTAAAGAGTCAATGGCAAAAGCCAAGTATGTAATTCCTGGTGTGTATTCTGAACCACCAGAACAATTATCCCGTTATGAAGTGTTTGAAGCACTACGACCAATATTCTTTAGCAACCTTACAAAGATTGGTCACAACGTAAAGTTTGATGCTCGCTCTATTCGCAAGTATTACGGTGAACTACCACCGGGTCCGTACATGGACACAATGATTCTCCAACACCTAGAGAATGAAAACTCTCAATCATTTTCATTAACTAACTTAATTGCCCAGAACTTTGGTGGGCATGATGCCTACGCTAAAGAAGGAAAACTTGGCGCTGTTATTAATACTGTTCCCTTTAGTTCTGCTGCGAAGTATGTTCACCTAGATGCTCGTTGGACATGGATGCTTTACACTAAGTTGCGTTCTAAGTTAAACCTTATCGAGTCCATACAACCTGCTATTCAACAGGAGTCAGATGTCCTTCGGGTAATCATGGAGATGGAAGATGAGGGCATTACGGTAAACACTGCTTCTTTGAAACTTCTTAGAAAAGAACTAGATGGAAAGATGCGTGAGTGCCTACTTGATATCGTGGACAATTCATACGCAGGGTTTAACCCTGATTCAAATAAGGATAAACAAACGTACTTGTTTACAGGAAAACGACAGGGTGGGTTAGGACTCAAACCATCAAAGAAAACTGCAAGTGGAGCACCATCAGTTGATGCCGATGCTCTTGACAAACTTAAAGACAAGCAT